TCAATGGAAGATGGGTAATAATTTTGTTTGTTCTTTTGGTATGACAATGACAGATTATCAATTAAAATTATTATTAAATTTTAATACTATATTTTTCTTATTTGATAATGATGCTTTATATAAAGCGAAAAAATATGCAAAAATAATAAATGGATTGAAAAATAATGTCGATATACAAGTAATAGATTTAGAGATGAAAGACAAAGACCCGGGGGATTTATCTAAAAAAGAAGTTGAAAATATTCGTAAAGAATTAAAAATTTAGTGAGAGGGTATAATGAGTAAATTAAAATGCTTTAAAAGCGAGGCAGGAAGCCGAGCATAAATTGTTTTAGCGGTTATTGCATATAACTATTCAAGGCTATGAGAAGTCGCCTTGACAATATAAAGTTATTACAGGAGAAGATATTATGAAAGCATTAAATTACTTAAAAGACAAAGGGCGATTTCTTATAGCCTTTGTTAGACGCATGTTTCGCCCGACATGGTTAGGAAATGTCAATTTCTTTTTAATTCAGTGGTTCTTTATTAGAATAGGAAGAGTCGGAGAGATGGTTGAAGGTAAATTTGTTCAAACAGGTTGGACTATTGTACGTTATCCATACCCATTAACAGGATGGTGGAATGATTATAAATGGTTATATAAACCAGAAAAGAAAGGGCGAAATTGCGTCTAACTATTCAAGGCTATACGAAGCCGATGAATGGTAAAAGTTTATGAATAAGATTAAAGCGGTTTTGTATAGCCTTTGTTATATGCAGTAACCGCAGACACAGAAAATTTAATTTAGCTTGAGACAGGATGTCGAAAGCGTAGAGGGAGTTTATGATAGAATTATTACACGGTGATTGTTTAGAATTGATGAAAGATATACCTGATAAATCGGTTGATATGATTTTATGTGATTTGCCTTATGGGACAACAGCCTGTAAGTGGGATGTTGTAATTCCGTTTGAACCATTATGGACAGCGTATAAAAGAATTATAAAAGACCGTGGATGTATTGCACTTTTTGGCAGTGAACCATTTTCAAGCTATTTAAGAATGAGTAATATTAAATATTATAAGTATGATTGGATATGGCATAAAAACAGGCCAACTGGAGGTGCAACTTCAAAAATTAGGCCACTAAAATGCTTTGAAACAATATCTATTTTTTATAAAAAACAATGTTTATATATTCCACAAATGAAAAATAGAACAAAGGAAGAATTAAAAAAATTGAGTAAAAATAGCAAAACAAAATGTGATAGTGAATTATATGGGCTAAACGGATATGTCCAAAAAAGAAAAAATTTAAGTAAAAAATACCCAATAGAATACTTGGACATAAAAACAGTTTTTTCAAGAGGTAAAGAAAAAGTTTCACACCCAACTCAAAAACCCGTTGCCCTTTTAGAATATTTAATAAAAACATATACTCTTGAAAATGAAACTGTACTTGATAATTGCATGGGTTCAGGGTCAACAGGTGTAGCCTGTAAGAATCTAAATCGTCATTTTATCGGCATAGAAAAAGACGATAAATATTTTGAGATAGCAAAGAATCGTATTGAGCAAGCGAGACAGGACGCCGAGCCAGAAGTTTAGGCATGGCGTACAACTATTCAAGCGTAAACGCCATTGAAACGGCGTTTACGCTTTGTTATATGACGTTGCGGTTTTGATAGAATAAATTTATTAATTGGAGAAGACTATGACAAGAGAAAAATTAGTTGATAGGAATACTTGCCAGAGGATCAAAGAGAAGTTTTTATTAAACATAAAAACTATAGTCTTTGTTTTATCGGGCATTATTATGATCCATCTGAAAGATGGTTTTTTAGAGGGGAAGTTGGTCATATTGATGCCAGTGAGATTATAGCATGGCATGAGTTGCCAGCGTTAAATATGGAGGTAAGTAATGCCAAATTATAATTTATTTGATGCCTCAATACCAGAAAATTTAAAAAAACAACATGAAAGCAATAAAATTCAATCTGAAGATCTTATTGAAGCCTCAAATCTAATGATGAGATTTTTGGTCTATATTTGCACTTTTTTAATAAAAATTGTGACTTTTTTAAAAAAGTACTTGACAATAATTGTATATATGGTTATATTATATATATACTTAATAAGGAGATAGATAGATATGAAGATAACAATTGATAACCAAAAAACAGAAGTGGCTGATTGGTTTGTAAGAAAAAATATTGATATGCTTTGCGAACAAGCAGACCAAGCTATCGGAAATGAAATAAATTATAAAATAGACCGAGAGACTGAAAAGGCTTATTTATTAGATCCCGGTAACGGACTTCGTTCTTTTTGGATTCCAAAATCCGTATTATCAAAGATTGAAAATTTTCAGCCTTCAAAAGTTTTTATAACATGTTACAGAAAAGCAAAAAAAGAAAATAATATTGAATATTTTATGAATGATCAATGCGCTCCAACATTTGCAAAAGCACAAAATCAAGGATATTCAATTGAACAAATTTTTGAAGCATTAGAAAAAGCTATATGAAATCTAAACAAATAGAAAAAGACATGGCTATAGTTTTTAACGAAGAAACAAATGAGTTGCAGTTTGGTTTTGGGAATGAATATTATTCTCGAGATGAGTTAGGATTTGAAATAATAGACTGGGACGATGAGGAAGCTCAAAAAATAATGAAAGAATGTCCTGAAAGTACCCCCTATATAGAAGACACGTGCAAAGATGTAGAAACAGAAAATTATACTTTTTCATTTACACGTTACCCTTCGCCATATTTTTGTAAAATAAAGATGTAACTTATATGAACACATGGTATAACGAATACAGCGTCCGAAAAGCATACGACTTCCTACATTATAGAAAGTGCCCGGCGTTGTTCAAATTTTAAACGATAAAATTGACAGGAACATTCAGGCAGATATATTTGTCCGGTCGCATATACACGAATATGATCTTGTTGAACGTCGCTTGATGACGGTTCTTACAACGCCGGGGCTGCAATTTAAGGGCGGTGACAAAAACGGGCTATCCAGCACTTACGGCCGGAAATGTACCGGATTCTACGATTACGGTTTTATCAGTTATGACATTGATAGCCGTCAAAAATATGCGCTACAAAAACATTTTTTAGATATACCGTCAGGAAATAAACAGGAGTTAATAAAACTATGATTAAAACAGAAATATCAAAATCGCTTATCGATCCGGAAATGATAAAAAAACTTGATGAGCTTGCGGAGAAAAAAGGCGGCCGCCGTGAATGGAGTGCTGAGGAAGATGCTATCATTGTTCACTATTATACAAAGATTTCGCGTTCCGCGCTACGCAAAATTTTGAGATGTAGTAATGATACACTAAACAATCGGTACAAGGAATTAGTGAGGGATGACATTGACACAAGCAATTGAAAGTACATATATGTTAAGATTTATATTCGTACTAAAAAAATTAAAGTATTTTTTAATAAACTTAGTATAATATTATATAGGAGAATAAATGATAAATTCACTTTCATTAAAAAATTTTCAATGCCATAAAAATTTAAAATTAGAATTGGTTCCTGGAATAAATGTAGTGCTTGGAAAAACAGATTCAGGGAAGTCAGCTATTTTAAGAGCTTTGTATTATACTATTTTTAATAAACCGGCTTCTAATAATTATCCATCATCCTGGATTAAGAATGAAAAAAATAATTTAATAGATGAATGTAAAATAACAGTAGAAAAAAATAATAGTATTTTACATCGTTATAAGAACAAAGATGAAAATGGATATATTATAGATAATAAAAAATTAAAAGCAATTAACCGAGATGTCCCTGAACAAGTACAAGATTTTTTTAATATTAGCTCAGTTAATTTTCAAAGACAACTAGATTCGCATTTTTTACTTTCTGAAACTTCCGGACAAATTGCAAAATACTTAAATGAACTAATTGATCTTGAAGATATTGATTTATATTTATCCGCAGTAGAAAAGCTAAAACGTTCTACAAATAAAGAACAAAAACAATTAGAAAAAGATATTGAAGAAACGCAAGTAAAAATAGAGGAATATAACTGGCTTCAAAAAGCAAAAAAAATAAATAATAATTTACAAAATGTAATAAAACAAAAAGATACAGCAGGGAATATTATTTATGACTTACAAAAAACAAAAAAGAATTCAGAACTATACCAGCAAAAATTTAAAAATATCCCAGATATAGAAAAGGCTCATTTTTATATTATAGAAATGCAAAAAATAAAACAAAACATATTAGAAGTAGAAAACACCATAACTATTATAAAAAAGCAATTTAATAATAATATTCAGTATAAACAAAAATTAAATAAAATGCCAGATACCGGTAAAGCTCATAATTTTATTAGTAAGATAAATTTATATAAAAATAAAATTGATAAAGTAAAAACTATATATAATAAAATGCGTGAATCTTTTCACGACAATGAATATTATATAAGCGAAGAAAAAAGACTTGCTAATATAATAGTGCATTTAAAGAAAAAAATACCGGATATTTGCCCATTATGCGGAAATTTAATAAATAAAAAGGATGATTGATGAAATTAGTATGTACAGCAGACTGGCATTTAAGAAAGTCAGTACCAATATGTCGGAAAGAAACAGAATCAGAATGGTTTGATTTTCAATTTTCTATAATTGAAAATATTCTTGATATAACAAAAAAACAAAATGCTAATTTAGTTATTGCAGGAGATATATTTGATAGAGCAGTTCCGGGACAAAAAATAATAAATACTCTACTTAAATTATTTCACAAATATAATTCTATAGAAAAATTTATTATTGCAGGAAATCATGATTTGCCTTATCATAATTTTCAACTCATAAATGAGAGCGGTTATGGTACTATTATACAAGGAAAAACAATTTCACATAATGATTTAATAACAGAACATCATTTTAATACAGAAATTAAAGAACATGCTTCTATTGTACTTTGTCATCATTTATGTTTTGAAAATGAAAAATCTATACCTCCACATATAAATGCTATTACAGCAAAAGATTTAATAAAGATGTATTTAAAAGCTAATATAATTATCTGTGGAGATAATCATCATGGTTTTATTAAAAATTTTAAAGATAAAATTATAATAGTGCCGGGATCAATAACAATACAATCAGTTACAGAATTTAATATTACTCCTTCTGTATATCTATTAGAAATAGAAAATAAAAAATGTATAGATCACAAACAAATTAAATTAAAAAATCCTATTGAAATGCTAACAGATACACATATAAAAAAACAACAACAGAGAAATGAACATATTGATAATTTCATAAATTTATTGAAAAATAAAAGAAAAATGAGTTTATCTTTTATAGATAATATAAATGCTATATTAAATAATAAAAATATAGAGCAATCAGTTAAAGATATAATAATAGAATTAAAGGAGATAATATGACATCGCATGAACTTGAACTAATACAGGAAAAAATCGAAGAAGCAAAAAATACTAAAATAGAATTACAAACAAAAATAAATGAAATACAAAAATACTGGAAAGAGGAATATGATCTTGAACCTGATGAAGTTGAAAATTTCATAAAAGAAAAAGAAAAAGAACTACAAGCTCTTGAGAAAAAACAGAATATATATATAGAAAAATTAGAGGAGATAATCCCTGTATGAATTATCAATCAATAATTGACAAGGCCGAAGGCCGATTATCAATTTTACAAGAAACACTTATAAAAAAACAAGAGCAATTAAAACAAATTTCTATAAGATTGCCAGCAATAGAAAAAGCTCAAGCTCTTATTCAACATAAAGCACAAGAAACACAAAATCAAATTAAATCTCATATTGAAGATATTGTTAATACTGGGCTTGATACTTGTTTTCCAGAGACTTATAATTGCCATGTAGATTTTATAAGCAAACGAGGAAAAACTGAATGTGATATTTATTTGCATGATGAAAAGAGTAATAGAGTTAATCCATTAAATGACAATGGAGGCGGATTGTGTGATATTGTTAGTTTTTCATTACGACTTGCCTGCTGGGTATTAAGTAATACAGATGATGTGATTATATTAGATGAACCATTCAAATTTTTAAGTAAAAATCTCCGACCATTAGCCGGAGACCTACTTAAAAATCTATCTCAAGAACTTAATCTTCAAATTATCATGGTTACACATGATGAAGAAATGATTGAAATAGCGGACACTATTCACCAAATATGAATAGTGTTTATAAAGTATTTATTTAATTTCATAACGTAAATGAAAAACCGCTTGTAGTTAAATATATTGTGCCTCCTCCTGTCTGTTTATACATAATTATTGTTCTGTCTATGTTTGGCATTTCTCCCGAATAATTATCTGTTGTAGCTACTGAATTATTTACTTGAGACTGTGCAAACGATGCTCCTGCAATACAACGAAAACCCACAACTTGATCCACCACACCACTACATTGCACAAATAAATAAAACTTTTCTATACTTTCAATTTGTGGAAAAACAGTATCAACCGTACCAGAAGCAACAGCCGTTTCTCCACTTGCTGCTGTGTTTGCTATTGAAATATACGGATCGTATATGTGTTGTTCATTGCGTTGTTTAAAATTTAAAAAATCACCACTGCCGTCATTTCTAACAGCACCAATCAATCTTTTTTGAGTGTAACTTCCTGGCATTGTTGGAGATGTTGCGCTTGCCGACAACATCACACTATTAGTGCCATCGTCCTGTGCAATCGCCCATATATAATACCATGTGCTGTTTGCTTCACTTCCTGTATCAAGTCCAAGTGCACCTGAGTTAGTTATATCAATAGTTCCTGAAAAACTTCCTGCATAAATATAACCGATTCTCATATTATCCCAACTTACATCAACTTGATATGTGGGATTGCCACTATTATTTTCAATAACTAAATTTTTATAACTTGGATAATCTGTATTTAAAAAGAAATTACGAAATGTTTGAAATGTTGCTTTTTCACTACTACCAGCATTCCTTAATTTCATAGTCATCGCATCTAATAATACAGTTTGTGCACTTAAACCATCTATTTCACTATCGATATATTCATTTATTTTTGCAGCTGTCCATTTTTTTGTTGCTCCACTTTGTACAGCAGCAAATTCATCCGCATCTGCTAAAGTTACACCTGCTGTTAATTCTGATATTTTTTTTGTTGCCATTTAATTTCACCTCTCTTTAGAATAATAAATAATCACCGGCTTCTGTTAATAATTCTTCACCGGCTTCTGTAACTGCATAATTTAAAAAATACAATGTAACTCCTGAAGGAATTATATCATATAATATACTTTCATCTACATCATCTGGTATCGTAAAAATTGCTTGATCTCCTCCTCCTTCTGAATAAACTTCTAATAAATCTAAATCTTCAGTTGCTAAATTATCACCAGCCTCTGTAATTAAATCAAAATCATCAAATGTATCAAATTCTAAATAATCACCGGCTTCTGTAACTGCATCGAATTCATCTACTAAATTTATAGTTCCGTCTTGCAAAATATTTATTATTTTGCTTTCACCTTCTATTTGCTTATATTCAACAAAAGTTGCATTAAATAATTCTTTTATTGTTTGTATTAAAATACTTGGTTGACCACTACTAATGTTAATTTTTATTTTTAATTTTATTAGTGTTCTATAATTATTATCTGATCTCCCTTGTCTTTCAAAAACAACAATCTTCCCTAAAAAATCAAGTTGTTCCCCTGTTGCTGATTCTAAATTAAATGTATTTAAAATTTGAAATAATAAAGCCTGTAATTCATTTTTGTGAATACCTTTTATTTCAAAAATTTTATTTAAATTTTCAGCATTTTTAAACTGTTGTAAAATAAAATTTTTATGATCAGTTAAATAATCTATAGAACTAATATCCATCTTTATACCTCTGCTGTTGCAATTCTACTTGTTGCAAAAACTGAAACTTGCGTTGCTCCTATTGTTATATTGTTGGCAGAATAATCTCCAGGATTTGGCGGGGGCGATGTAACTGTTTTAGATGCAAGTTCTAATGTTGGAACATTTGTAATTCCATCAACATCAAATATTGCTTCCAATAATTTTTGTCGTAAAACATCATCTCTAATTTCAAATTCAATACCAGCTAATTCTACAATATTTTCCTTAATTAAATCATCTGTATTGCTGGGATTTGTTCCGTCAGTCTCGTATTCTATGTCTATCCAAACATAAACATTTTCAGGACGTGTAAATTTTATATCTTGAGTAAATCCTTCCTCATCTGTATAACTTACTGTTGTTGTCCCATAACTTTGTATTCCGCTTGGTTGAGTCTCCCATATTTTTTCCGCAATATCATTATTATCTCCTCCAACAATAACTGGTTGAAAAGTATTTCCTGGTTGACTATCTACTACAGAATCAGTTCTATTGCTGATAATAAAAGCAACTGTCACACCGGTAACTTCTTGTAATAATGCTGCTGCAATTTTTGGATCTGTTGCTGCTCCGGATGCCCCTGCTGTGCTTCTTCGCAATCTTAATTCATCATCTGTTTCTGTTGCTCTGCCTGTTGTTCCTGGCAATGAATTAGTAATACTATTCCAGCCACTAACAGGAGTGCTAATAACAGTCATTTCTTCTGCTGAAATAATAGTTGTCCCATCTTCTTGTGCTGTAAATTCTCCATTAACTCCAATTTCATAAAAACTAATTAAGGAAGGAGTATCAAGAACATATTGAAAATCTACATCAATATAATTATCTGCATATATATGGATATAATTTCCATCTGGTTCTGCTGTAATGTCAAAACTACCTCCATTTATATCAGAAACTAATCCATTTATAATTTCAGATTCTGTTGCACTTGCATCTGATGTATAACTATATTGCTCAGATGTTAATCCTTGCGTAACTGTTAATTCGTAATCAGTTGTATTTTGTACACTGTCAATTTGAATAAAAACTTCAGTACATGCTGTACTTAATAAATTAACAGATGAATCTAAATCAAATAAATAACTTCCGCTGTTTTTTGCTATTGTACTTCCTGCTGGAATTTGTGTATTCTCATCTCCTCGACAGAGTACATTTACAGTTGTCGGTAAACTTTCTAATCTTTCTATTCCAGTTAATTTACATAAATTATCTAGTTGAATACCAGTCGCACCATCTGCATCAAAGCTATTATATACACTTTGTACTAATTCATTTATATCAGCTTCATGTTTACTATCAATTGCAATTAACTGATAAGCAATCGTTTCATCATCTAAATCTATTTCATCGCCAAATTTATCTATATAATCTTGTTTATATTCTTCTAAAGAGTCTTCGAATCTCTCTAATTGAAAACCATCATCATCTATTATGCTGGCCATACTTTACACCTCTACTATAATTTCTTCTGTCGATCCATCATCAAATTTTGCTGTAAATACTATAGAACAAATTCTACCTGTTCTATCAAGTTCTGTCTGAAAATCTAATATCTCTGTTAAATATTCTTCTTTTAAAATTTCATTTTTAAAAACAGCTTCAACAACAATTAAGTCAGGGCTTTGTACTAAAATTAAATTAAAATAATCTATTCCCTTTTCGATATTTAAAAACCATTCTTCTGAAAATCTTTTTAGCCTTAATGTGACTCTCTGTGTTGTATTTTCTATATCTGTGTCAATAATAGAAAATAAATTATTCTTAAAAGCTATATCATTATTTAATCTTTTAAAATCTTTCATATTGATACCGGTGCTGTTCCTGTTCCTGGCTGTACTGCTGTTGCCGTTCCTGTTCCTGATGCTCTATCAATTGCATTCTTAATTATATCAGCCATCGCATCAGCATAATCATTATCAGACATTTCATTTATTTTCATTGTCGCATTTAAAGCTAATAATTCACTTTTTATGCTTGCTTTTGCTGTACTAATTGGCATATTTCCTCCTCTATGTAATACCACTTAAAGCAGCCCAGCGAACTGCAATGGCTGTCATAGTTGCTATCCATGTTGGTGTCCCTATATGACTGGCAGGACTCCCGAATGTTGTAATTGAACTAATTGCTGTTATTGTGTCTTGCATAAGTTTCGCAAAACTTTCTGTAATATTTTTAAAATTAACTAAACCAACGTCATTTCGATATAATGTTGTTGTTAAAGGTGCATAATTTAATTCAGGTGTCGTTTTTGGAAAAATTCCTGGAATAAAAAATGCATCATTCAAATTAAATTTTCCGCTATCCGCTGGAATACTGGGCAATCCACTCAACGCCCAATTATCAATATTTCTTTCTGCAAAAACAATCAAGCCAAAGTCTCCTGGTAATAAATCAAAAACTAAACCACTTCTTAAAGTACGTGGAAAGCATACTGGTACTCCTGTAATTTCGGGATATGGTAATATTGTAAAGTCTTTAAACTGCTTTAACATTCCTGGCTTTACTGTTGCTAATGTACCATCAAAAAAAACAACCTGTCCAGGAAGAGCAGTATGTACATTTTCTAAAATACTCTGTATATTTTCATCTATAACTTCACCCAAAATTTCTTCACTCATATCTTTTTTCCTGTACAATATATAGTGTAATCATTTTCATGAGTACTTCCTACATACCGCATACTTTCAATTTTTAATGCTCCGATAAAATCTTTACTTGTTATTGTTACTGTCAAGCCAATTCCCAATCGTGGTAACAATATAACTCTAAATTTATAATAATTTGTAAAATCTTCTGTTAAATCATATCCTTCCTGCTTTACTTTTTCAACTCTTCCAATTAACCCGTTTAAAGGACTTAATAAAATTGGAGCTGCAATTTTTGGTAAATTTGGCTCTAATACATATAATAAATTATTTTGTATACTCCATTCCATTTTTAATTTTTCTTTCACTACTAAATCTAAACATCTTTTTATTGTGCCGATAAAACTAAAACCATTTTGATAAATTCCAATCTTTGTAATTGGAGTTGCCAATGGTGCTCCACTTTGTGCAGCCATTAAAGCAACAACACTGCTGGCTAATCCTCCAGCGGGCAGCGCAACAACTGCTCCTTGATTAACTCCAAATGCATCATCATAAGCTTCTATTACTGTTATTGTGTCAGCTTCTTGTTCAACAACTTCAATAAATTTACTCCTGCCAATAAATATCGGGCCAGGAGGATTATCTAAATGGCCTGCTGTTATTTGTACAGGTAAATTTGTTTTTGTACTTAAGGCATTCATTGTAATAAAACCTAAATTATACACTTTTATTTTTGCTGTATTCGGCTCTTTTTTACCAGTTTTTATAATTTCAAAATCAATTCTTAATCCAGTAATAGGAATAAAATTTATAAATAATGTTACATTTCTTAAATATGCCATTTTTTATAATTCATCTTCCTCATAATAATATAGAATATATTCAGTTCCCAAAGTATCATAATTTAAAATTAAACTATTATTATCACTTTGCTTAACTAATTTAAAATCCCCTTTTGGTATATTTGCATGTGTTCTTTTTTTATTTAATAAAAATATTTCAGTAACTAATTTAATACAAGATAATACAACATTCTCACTTGAATCTTGTATCTCCATATACCATGCTTCTTCTCTACTATTAAAAATTAAATATATATAAAATAACTCATTATCAAGTGTGTATTGTTTTCTGAATGCGCTATAATCAAATCTTTCTATTTCTATCATAATGTTACCGCACTTGCTATTTGCCTCACTGTCCCTGCTGCCCCGCCTAACATTGTGCCGGCAAATGGAACTCCCAAGGGCAAAATAATATCTATTGTTTTTAAAGACACTTCAAAGGTTAAACCCCTTCCATCACTACTACTTCGAGGGATAGAAATAGATTCTAAATGACAAATTGGGAAAACATCTAAATCATTAATATAAAATATTGGCAGTTTTAAATTATGTTGCGCTTTCAACACTTCGTATGTATCACTTGCATTACTTGTTTTTAATCCACCTGCAAATAAACTATAATCACTGACTAAAAATGTTGATTTTATTTTTATAGGATAAACTATAATATGATCAGTTACGTTGTATCCCAATTCAACTGGATTTTCTGTTGCTTTAGAACTAATTGTAATTGTTTCACTTTGCAAAACTTCTACTTTTACTATGCCGATAAATGTACTTTTTCGCTTTCCTAATATCAATGTTCCTAATCCCATTATTCAGCTCTCCTATTTGTTTGTCGTGCACTTCTCATTGCTGTTTGCATTTCTTCTCTAACTACTGTTCGGGCTTGTTCTTGTAAAAATCTCTGTTGTGCTGCTGGTGTTCCCTGTGGAACTTGAACTTGTACACTTGAGCTTACATTTATATTTTCTGTACTACCTCCAGGAGACGCCCCTGCGTATGCTAATGCAGGAGTTCTTGTTGAAGCTTGCTGTTGTTCTTCATCTCCACCACCAAAGAAATTGCCAACAGCACCTGCCACTGATTTTATTTTGTCAATAATTCCTAACTTTGCATCCAGCCAGCTAAAAAACTTTGTCAATAATTCCCATGCTTTCCGATACGGCCATGTGATGACATCAAAAACTTTTTTACTTATACTAATTAAGGTATTAAGCATATTCATAAAATGCTGACCAACACTACTGGCTACACCTTTTGCCTTTTCCCAAAATCTACCCAAAGCATCAACTCCAATTTGAATAGCTCCTGCAATCCCATTAAAGGCCATCACAACATAATCCCATAATTTTTTATAAAATTCAATTGTCGATTTTATATATTCCCAAATCCATTCAAAAACCTGTTTTAAAACGCTCCATAAAAATTGTACACCCTCTCTAAATGTTTCAGATTTATTATATAAATAGATAAACGCAGCTCCAAGAGCAATTATAGCAACGACAACAAGTCCAATTGGATTTAACATCATAGCTGTATTCAATGCTGTTTGTAAAAATATTATTAGTCGCATTATTTTTATAAGAGGGAATATTGCAGCAAGTAGAGCAGCAAATTGGATAATCATATCAATTGTGCTTTCATCTAATGTAGCAAACCAATCTACAATGCCATTTACTATATTTAATAATTTAACACCTATGGGAATTAACTTTCTACCTATTACTGTTGCTAATTCTTTTAAGCCTTCTAATAATATTCTTGTTTGGTTTGCTGCTCCTTCACTTGTTTCTGCAAAATCTCCGGCAGCATCACGAGTGGCATTCATAACAAAATTATATCGTAATTGAACTTGTTCCGCCTGAGTCATATCTTTTATATTCTTTGTAATACCCTTACTCATTGCAAAGCGTTTAAGATTAGCCTGAGTCATTACTACACCGAGATTTTTTAAACTTTCAGTCTCTCCAGTATATATTCCTTTTAATGCATTCTTAGCAACTTCGACACTTACATTTTTAAATGATGCTAAATCAGCAGCTCGACCG